GATATACTTCTTATATCGTTCGTCAAATCCGCCAACATCAAAGATCGCCTCGCGTTTAATAAGGACGTCGGATGTATCAATAAAGTTTCGCTGCATAAGAAACGCTGGATCATAATCTCTACATATTCCCAGTTGAGGCGGAATACGTTTAGTATCATCAAGAAGCCACCGGTCGCCATATACAACATCAAAATGACCATCTCTCTCCATCTCACGAAGCAAAATGAGTAAGTGATCGGGTCGATATTCATTGTCATCATCCAAAAATGCGATATACTTTCCATTTGAAGCTAAAATTCCCTCATTTTTGGGCTTCGTATCACACCCGAAGTTCCTTTTACGCTCAATATACTTAATTCTTGGGTCACCAAATGCCCCTACAACAGCTTTTGTACCGTCTTTGGAACAATCATCCACCACAACAAGCTCAAAGTCCTTGTATGTTTGATTAAGGACGCTCTCAATGGCCTTTTTAAGCCTCTTTGGACGCCTAAATGTAGAAAGAACAACGCTAATAGTCAAAGTACCCCCTTTTCTGCGCCCATTTTCTCCATGCGGGTTTATCTTTTGCGACGCGCTCTTTCCGTGAGGATTCCCAGCGTCTAGCACGAGAATCGGTTTGTGTTTCATGCTCACGTTCATCAAGGAACTTATCAGTTGCTGTCATTGAACGCCTGCTATCATCGTTCCAAATCTCGCTTTCATACTTCTTCCAAGATGGAGAAAAGGGGATAAAGGGAATACCAAGGGGTTTATTAGGAAGCCTTACAACAGGTCTTGTGTCTGTATCGTCAACCAACTTATACTTTCCGTCGCGGACCTTTACCCATTTACTCATAAAAAAAGACGCCCCTCGTAGGGCGTCTGCCTAAATGTTTTAGGATGGACGTTGATAGTATAACACATTGAGTCAAATACCAAAAACCCCGCCGTAAAGCGGGGCTTTGGTACAACCCAAACACTTATGCAGTGCTTGAAACAGTGTGGTTGATGTTTATTGCAAGTGCACTGTTAAGTACGTTCGCACCAAACAAACACTTCCATCCTGCTGTTGCAATCTTGTCCGTCGGGTCTCCAGTCCCACCGGAGCCAAAAGGCTTCACGTAGGTCTTGAGCGCCTGTAATTCGGAAACCCCAAATGAGTCTTTGCCGAATATAGACGTAACATAGATCGTGGTCGAAGCAACTACTGCTGAAGCTGTATCGTATGAGCTTCCCCGTGTGTATGCGTTAGAAGATTGTAAGAAGCGAACTCCGTACAATTTTCCAACCTCACCGGTAAGCATACCTTCACGTCCTTCAGTGTATTTGTTGGCTTCAATCCAGCCGCCGGTTGTCGTATCACCCATAAGATCATAGATCGAATCTGGATGAGAAACGGCGACCCAATTTCCATCGTCTTGCTGAAACGCGTCGTTACGAAGCAATGTTCTGGCTGCTTTTCGCACTTCACTGGTTATCAAATTTGCACCAGCTGGTACGGCAGACCAAAAAGCAACTGCGGATGCAGATTGCTGTGTCATTGCTGTAGATATAACGTTTCTGACAATGGTGTCAATAGAAAGTCCTGCGTTATACGCAAGTCTCTCAACTGCCGCTTTCATCACGTCTCCGAAACTGGCGTATGCCATAATGTCGGAAATAGATACTGCGGAATCATACTGTGCTGTGGAGCCAGTATAATTTAGAGCAGAAAACGTCAATGCAGACGTCGGCGCCCCTTGAGTTCCGGCAGAGGTGATAGTCGGAAGATTGACCCACTTTGTCCAGTAAAGGACTTGTGAACCATATCCACCCTCACCTTGCGGAACCTTTCGGTTTAGCTGTCCCACCTGTTTGTGAATCAGCTTTTTATCAGCCTGACGTAGGAACAATTCGTCATAGTAACGGTTTTTGACCGCCTGTGACGTTGTGACTGTGGTTGTTAATGCTGTGTCTAATGCCATAGTAAAATTCACCTCCGATCTTGGAGCGAATTACCAATAGTCATTAGCTTTCAGCCACGCTTCCTTTTCCTCAAGCGACATCTTTTCAGGATCAGCTTTTGTACCTTCCCGATTAAGAACTCTATTGGTAATCCCTTGGTCAGACTGCTGGGCTTTCACAGTTCTGGCTTCAGTTTTCATCTCGGCAACTTTTGACGTTATCTTCTTTACCATTTGGAGAGCTTTGCGTCCAGCTTCAAGACGGGTAACGGCATAATTTCCACGGGCATCTTTCGATCCCTCGTAGATATTAAAACCAAGTTCGTCAATCTCTCTACTGTATTCATTGCTTTCCGGATTAAACTGAGGCAACGTACTTCGTAGAAACTCGATCTCCAAAGCGTCCGTTTTGGGAATAGAACCTTGAGCTACTGGTTGGAATGCGACTGGTCTTTCGACTGGTTGCGCCTTCGCCTTTCGCTCATAGTCCTTCATCTTAGCGTACACTTCTTTAAATCGGGATTCTGGCACGTACCTTTTTCCTGTTTCGTCAGAAGCGAGTTCGACCATTTCTGGTTCGTTTTCAGACTTTGGTTCCTCCTTGGGAGAAGTTTCCTCATCCGCCGACTTCTCTGCCGTTGCTTCGTCCTTTTCAGGCGCTTCTTCGGGAGTGGCTGTATCCTCCACAGGAGTTTGCTCTCCTATTTTGCCCTCGCCATCAGTCACCTGATGATTGTCGAGAGCAGCAGCTAAATCATTTGGGTCAACAGACATGCTGTTTCACCCCCTTTCTGCATGGTTAAGAAAGTAACCAAGAACTTCCCTTCAAGCATCCTTACGGATGAATTGCAGGTTTTTGACCTGGGAACGATCACGCCGTTCTCAAATCAAAAACCCTTCCTTCATGTATTCTCATGTAACCAGGTACGATAAATCCCCAACTGCAATACTTACAACTTGATGTCCCGTCATGGTTATCCATGTATCCGACATGATCCTTCCAGTTTTCTTGCTTGTGCGTTTCACAAGATGGTAAGGGCTTCGCCTTCGACACATACTTTTCCGCGTGCTCCCAAAACTCGTTCTCACTCTTTGGCAGTTCCTCTAGCTTTTTTTTCATTGTTTTCCTTTTCAACGCTTTTTCGAAGCGTCTCAATATCGTTTTCAATCAGACCGAGCATTTTACGAATTCCTATTAACTCTCGACGTTCATTTTCAAACTCACTAATTGCTTTAGCATCCTGAATAAGAATTGCTGAAGCAAAATGTTGCACCTTACCTTGGTACCATGCCTTGATCAATTCCCATCCCTTGCATCGGATTAACTCCTCGAACGCCTGACCCCGCGCCAGGGACTCCTCCAAAGCCTGCTTCTGCTCCTGGGTTAGCTGTAATTCCTCCATTTTGACCTCCTTCCATTAAGCCCTCCATGGGTGGAGGCATATTATTTAGCTGATCCAGCCCTATAGGGGCTGGTTGATTATCTTCCAAAATATCATTAAGTTCAATACCGATATTGAGCTTCTCAAACACCTTCTCTGTCATTGCTGGATAATTGAGCTTCCTTCCCGACGATGCAAGCCCTTGTATCCATTCAGGGGTCTGGACACGATCAAGAGCAGTAAAAAAGTTTTGTTGCAAAGCAATAGGATCAGTTAATTGTTCACTTGAAGGTGTTGCGATAAAATCATAATCCCCGACAACCGACGGCTGAATATCATCAGGTAAAAGCGTTAAAAATGCAAAGGAGTCATCCCCTGAAACCTGGAGCTTTGATGGTACATCAAGTTCCCCTGGTACGATTGGATTTCCATCTACATCCACCTGATTAAGATTTGTTTTCTCTTTAAGATACTTAACTTCCTCATGGCCTAGGATGCGGACTTTCTGTTTTTCAGTCGTGTACTGGATACGCATATCCTTCCATAAGTTTGCGATACGTTCAATAACCATAGCGTCAAAAAGCTGAATCTTGAGCTTAAACTGCGCGTTGGCTTCCTGCTGGACTAACCGGATGCCCGTTGCGGTATTGTTCGCCACATTGGGGCCTTCCTGAATACCAGTCGTGTAGTCTGTAATTCCAGAGCCATTTTGCATAGCTGCCGTAAGATAGTTCATGGTCTGAACAAAGGTTGGCCCAGTAACATCAGGCACGACAAATGATTCAACTGCAGCCATGTCATCGGTTGTAACGATATTACCAGGAGCGGAAACAAGTGTATGCATATCAACACCGGAGTTCTTTTTTACCTTCCACATATTGCGCAACACCAGTTGCACATTATCAAGGCGCTGGTTGAGTACCGCGTTAATAGCCCGTTGGATGCGATCTAAAGGCTCAATCTCACCCATACCGTATATTTCACCAGGGTAAGGATAGTCCACTCCGTGAATAATAGGCAATTCTCCGTGAAAGTAAGGGTTTTCTACATCGCGGATGACAATACCGTACTCCGGTACCGCAAAGAGCCACCGGTCATTGGTATATCGAACTAATACAACAAATTCTGGATTGCTCTTATCTTCACCATGAAGCTCTTGGGTTGAAAGCATGACCCGACGATGTTCTCGGTAGTTAATATCTTGAGGTTGATATCCTCGCTTCCGATCATCACGATCTTTACGCTCTTTAACTGCTGCCCGTAGTTTATCAAGATTCTTCCAATACTCACCACCACGAGCATCATTTGGAACAACCAGATATATTGTAGAAACATCTTCTTCATCACCAGAATCCAATTTATCCAAATAAACTCTTCCATTAATTCCTAAATCTGGAATAGAAACATTAATTTTAATATTTTCTTCATCATTTTCA